GGACTAGGCTTCCCCCCTTTGATGTCGCCAAGGTGAGTGGTGTCCCGTTGATCGTGACACCGGCAGCAGCAGTGATCGTCACAGTTCCAGCGCCAAGGTTAAGGAAGTTCAGTTGCGTGTTATCAGCCCACGACACAGAGGCTTGAGCGGGGATTGTAAGTGTTACCGCCGACGCATTGGAGAGCGTGACGGTTTTCCCGGCGTCCAGTAGCACCGCTGTGTAGGTCGTGCCAGTCTGCGTGTTCTGCGTGGGTGTCGCTCCCGGTTGTGCCCACTTCACGCCACCCGCCTCGCCACTGTCAGCCGTGAAGATGTAGTCGTTTGTTCCAACCGCCACACGATCAACGTCACCACTAGCAGTAGCGGCAAGTAAATCACCTTTAGCCGTAACAAGAGGCAACGTGCCAGCGTTAAGGAAGGCATTAGGTTCCTCGAAGTCACGGGCAGACACACCATGCTGTACCGTGCCACCGGCACTATGTGCCGAGGCGGTAGTGCCATCCGATGCGCGAGTAATAGTGATCGTGGTGCCGGAACGACCCGTCACCGTGACGACCTCTTCAGTTACCGTGTCCACGTCAAGTATGAGCGTGTACGGGAACGTTGCGGGCCAACCGACAACAGCAGCAACCCCCATAGTAACAGCACCGCTGCTAATGCCAGCAGTGAGAGTAGTCTTCGCTGCTATACTGGAGTAATACCTTCTAGCCATATTTTATTCCTTCTATCGGGTGTAGTACGAACGGACGGGGAACGAGGATTGTAAACTTTTGATTTCTTCAGCAAGACGAACCTGATACATTTGCAGAAGGAAACGGGACAGTGCACTGGACGAACCAGCAGGTCGCTGTGTCGCGGAGAAGTCTGCTTGTGCAGACTGACCGGACAGTTGAGCGGAATCAAAGAATGGGACCAGCCGGTAGGCTGCACCGAAACGAACAAGATCCTGCGTAGAAGCAGGCAACCCTGTTACTGTAGTGAACACGTCACTGTCGTTAACTAAAGGTGTAGGTTCTTTCGTGAACACAAACTTCATTGGGCGACCCGGAACCACAGAATCGTACACGCTCACGGAAACACCCGTAGCGTAAACGTCCGTAGAAGCATGCTTGTCTACGCGGAACCTGCGAACAGGTAGCCATTCCTTAGAAGGGCCAGTAGTTTTCCATGCTACTTGGAGCACGTCAAGTGCCCCGCTGGGCATGGAGTATGTGGTTACTGCTGGGGAGAAGTCTATTTCAGTGGAACCCACAGCGAACAGGTCAGGGTACACGGCTTTAACCGTGTCGTTGATTGCTTGAGCAACCATTTTGCGGGGGAACATTGGTGACGACGTGACCATTGAACCACTGGCGTGTATCGCTGCAGTGGATGAACGGTAGCCGCGACCGTAAGGTGGAATGGTGAGTGTCCCAGTTGACTGGTCTACCGTGTCAATCCACACGAGTTCGTTGCCTATTTCTGCGATCCCGCGAGAGATCGCTGACACGTCCGAGATCACCATTGAGGTGTCGTCGGCTGTCACACTAGAAGTAAGGTGGGTTACCTGATCCTGCTGGGTAGTGTACCCTTGTAGGTGTAGGAGGGTGTCGTCAATCATTTCATCAAATGTGGTCACAATTAACTCGCATTCATAAATCGTGCCGCGTTCTTGTTCACAACCATGTTAGCGGGAGGATCAACGTCAGCGTTGTAAGGGCGACCAAGTAAGGTTGAGGCGCGTTCCGCTTCACGAACCTTAGTGATCGTTGTTCCTTCAGGTTGGATACCATTAACCCTAGCCGTCCGGTATGCGGACAGTTCCTTCTTGACATCGCCAGAGAAAGGGTTGTTCATGGTTGCAGCGACACGAACGTTAGCGGCGGACAGGCATTGCCCGTACGTCGCATGATCCTTGGTTTTGCATCCAGTTCGACAGTTCATACTGTTCCTTAAAGGGTTTCGATAGTGATAAGGTCGCCGTGTCCCGAGTTTGTTACAGCCGCAACTTCTGCCGTATCCAGAACGTAGCGATGACCGCCAGCAAAATAGTAGTCAGCATTGAGGGTGTCCTCTTGGGCTACGAAGTCTTGAATGACCCCTGTAGTCCCGTTGATGAGTAGGGATTGACCTGAGTTTATGCTGTATCGCCTCAACAGCCTGTCCTCAGTGTACGTGTACTGCACAACAGGCAGCACAAGCACGTTTAACGGCTCATACAGGGCTGCTGAGAGGGTTAGGGTACCTGTGAGGGTTCTAGGTACCAAGTACCTTACAAGCACCTCAGACGCGCTCAAATCCACGCTAGCGGACATTGACGCTGAACCGTCAAAGAGGAAACTTGAGGTGGCTGTCATGTTTGACTGCCCCGCAACAAGACTAGCAGCAGCATTAACCACTGTGGTAGTAATTGTTAAAGTTACCTCAGCAGACAACGCAGAAGCACCCTGAACAAGGATAACTGCCGAACTAGACATTGCAGAAGAAGCAGACAAAGAAGACGTAGCAAGAGCCGTAATGTTAGCAGCACTCACCATATCCGATGCGGCAGTAAAAGCAGCCGCACCGTCAAAGAACTGGGGGAACCCCAGCCCGTCAACAATACCCTCTGTAATGTCAAACATTACGACAGAGTAATATCAATCGCACCTGAAGCGAACTGCACAGTGTCACCAGCAGTCACCGTACGGGAAGAAGTCAAAGCCCCATAAAGTAGACGCTTAGCCGTACCGGCAGAATCATAAACCTCAATACCAACCACGGTTACGGCAGGCATCCCAGTGAACGACAACGCGCTGTCATTCTCGATAGCACCCGAAGCGGCAGAAGTAAAAGTAATAGTTTGAGCAACGTACGAACCACCAGTAACTTCAGTACCAGCAGAAGCATCGTTACCATTAGCGGTCATTAGTCGAAGTTTAGTTGCGCCAGTAATACTATAAGTAGAAGTACCGACAAGGGCATCAAGAAGTTCATTCTCAATAGTGTCAGGAAGGTTATCAGCCACAGCAAGATCCTTAAAATAGTTTCAATAAGATTGGGTAGGGGGACACCCTCACGGATGCCCCCCGAACATCACTTACGCAATGCTTGAAGATGACTCAATACGGTACAAAGAATCTTGACGGTAAATAGCCCAGCCTTGCAGGCTGTACCATCCAAGAGGCCGTGCGCGCATCAACTTGTCCACAATCGGACCCTGAACGATACCGGGCTCAACAGCAGTCGCCTCAGCGAGTGCTTGCTGACCAGCGATGATCGTACGGTATACCTTAGCGGAAGCAGCACCATCCGTAGCGGTGTACGCCCGTGGTGTCTCCACAACGTACGCTCCACCATAAACACCAGTCGTGGCGTTAAGGACGTTACCAACATTAGGATCGGTGTACTTGCGGATGTCCTCGAAGGACAACGCACCAGTCTCCGCACGAAGGTCATATGCAACCTCAGGGTGCATGTATGCTGCGTACAGCATTCCTTCACGAGGAACCGAATTACCTGAACGCATCTTTGAAACAGACTTGCGAATCAATGCTCCGGTAAGAACATCTGCTGCAACGATTTCATCCGTATCAGTAGCATCTCCACCGTAGTACACGTTCGTTCCACCGATAAGAGTGCTAACAACAACCCGATCAATAGAGTCAGCCATGTTGTATGCAACAAGGTTAGCGATAGCAGGGTCAACGTCAGAGAACGCGAATTCCCCTAGTTTCTTGGTTTCAAGAACAACGTTGCCGTACTCATTAAGAGTGACAGTGACATTGGTTGTGTTGCTTACAGCAACAGCATCCGGGTCAGTCGCCTCAGTGAGAGTGCTAGTAGCAGCAGCCATGTCCTGATACAGCGAAAATACTACGCTGGAACCGGGCATTGCTTGCTGAACGGGGCGCTTGTCCGCAAGGTTGCGGAACAAAGGCTGTGAACGTAGAGCAAACTCTACATAGCGATCGTAGGCCGCCTTGACCAAGTTGGACATAGCGGTTGTACCTGTATAAGCGTCAGTCATTTTGCGATTTCACCTCCAAAGTGAATATGTTTAATTGAATGTTTTATGAATCAAACAACCTGCGGTCCATGCGCGTTGCCGAACAAGACCTTGTTCAGTTCCTCAGGTGACGACGCTGCCCGGATGCGAGCATCCAGTTGGTCGAAGTCACCGTCGAATGTTTGTCCAGATGACTGCGTGTCAGAGATTCTCTGCAACGCCTTCATGTCTGCGGCATCAACCGCTGGTTCCTGATTTTGGTTAGAAGGAGTAGAGGCACCGAAAATATCGGCGTACTCTGCAACCCAACTTTCCACATCCTCAGGGGATGTCACATCAGAAGGGATCAGTTTGATAATCTTATCAGGTAGACCCTTCGATGAAATAATATCTTTGACAGTACGATCACGAGACATGTTCTGCATTTCATCTAACTTACCGGACATTTCTTTGTTACGCTTCTGCTCCGCGCGGAGTGCCTTACGTAACTCTTTCATGCCAGTACTTTCATTCCCTGCGTTCTCTGTATCGTCGTCGTCCCAATCGAAATCAGACATTATTTACTCCCTTACTATTCATTGATAGGTTATCGCCACCCACACTGCCACCTAGGGGAAGGTGACAGAGGCTGTGACTATCGGACTTCATACATCCTACGGGCCGATGGGTCGTAGTGATGGTGGA